CTGATGATCTTGATTGACCAAAGCGTTGTTAAAGTGTCATTTATGACACACTAGAAGTCAAGAACTTTCTTGACATAAATTATAATTTTTTATATCGGAGTGTAATGAAGATCAAAGGTAAACTTATAGGAGGTAGGCACAAACCATACCCCTACCAAAGAAGGATCATAAGAAAAATGGCAAAAATGCCAGTGGCAATTCTTGGTGCAGAAATGGGAACAGGCAAGACTTTGATGGCATTGATGTCAATGGAAGCGAGTGGGATCAAAAAGCTTTTAGTGCTTTGTCCTGCGATTGCTGTCAGGAATTGGCATAGAGAGTCAGTACTTTGTGGGTTTACAGGTGAGATTCAAGTTATGTCTTATGACATGGCCCGTAATCCTAAACGATCTAAAGAGTTAAAAGCTTGGGGATTCGATGGGATCATTTTAGATGAAGCTCATTATCTCAAAAATTCTCAGGCCAAGAGAACTCGTGCTGTCTATGGTCTAGCTTGTGATGGCAAGGGTGGCCTAGTTGAAGGTTGTGATCGGATCTACGCTTTAAGTGGAACGATTGCTCCTAACAATGTAACGGAGTTGTACCCCCATTTACGTTGTCTCACACCGACACGAGTCAAATCCACATTCTACGGTTTTCGTACTCGTTACTGTTCTTTACGAGAGACAAGGTATGGGGTGGAAATTACAGGTGCGAGGAACATATCTGAACTCAAAGAGATCATGCGTGATGTATACATCCCTTTGCGGCAGAAAGATGTCCTACCCGATTTGCCACCACTGGTGATCAATGATCGTGAGGTTGATCCTGTCGATGCAAAGGAAGCCTTGCTGGAACTCAAAGAGTTGGAACAGCATCCAGAGATTCAGGAGATGCTGGTACATTTGGAGAATGCCTCAAAACCTTCCCCCTTGAACATGTCCGAACATGTTGCTACTCTTAGGCGCTTGATTGGAACAGCAAAGGTTGGTGCAGCAGTCGATTATATTCTCGACATAGTCGAGCACTCACAAGAAAAGCTGATTGTTTTCTGTTACCATAAACATGTCATGGACAGTTTAGAAGAGGCTCTAGTAAAGAAGACATCTTGCGTCCGAGTGGATGGTAGTTGTACGCAAAAACAAAGAGCAACCGCTATTGACAAGTTCCGTAACGATAAACACTGTAGGGTGTTTCTTGGTCAGTTGAATGCTTGTGGGACTGCAATTACGTTGACAGAAGCAAATCAGGTTGTTTTCATTGAGCAGGATTGGACACCTGCTAACAATCTACAGGCAGCAAAACGTGCTCATCGAATCGGTCAGGATCGTCCGGTTTATGTCAACAACCTGATGTTACATAACAGCATCGATGAGCGGATCAGTGCGGCCCTGACTGCTAAAACCCTTCATTTAATGGAGATCGGATTATGTGCAGCATAAACTCAGTGACAGTGGACACTTCAACCCTGTCTTTTAAACAAGTACAGGACTTGATGTCCTACTTAGAGGATTTAAAGTTTTCAACAGATCCCAAGACCCCCGACACATCAACGGATACCAGTAGCATCAATCATGATGACTTGATCCGAGCAGTGTTGGATGCTCCTGAAGAAATGGAACCTACCGATGATGCCTTTGATGAAGTCGAACATCGTAGGGAGTTATTCAAGCAGCATCGAGAATTGGTAGATTCCTTTCGCAATGATTTTGGTAAGGAGTTCCGCAAAGTATCTCAGTTGCTGAAGGAGAAACAAACAGCAGAAGAATTTCAAACTTTGTTGGATGAGTTGTCCTACATCCGTGGCCCGATTATTAGGTTTCAGGATCTGGACAAGCATCCGCTTACTCTTTATGACATGGTCTATTGCATCCTAAAGGCGTTATGAGAGCACACTCAAAGTTCAGTGCGTCTGCAGCACACCGATGGTTACATTGTCCGGGGTCTGTCTTTCTTTGTGAGAAGATGCCCAGACGAGACAGTGTCTTTTCCAAAGAAGGGACAGTGGCGCATACACTGGCAGAACAGTGTTTTGTAGGAGATCTGTTGTTTCCTGAAGAAGCACTTGGTCAGACGATTGATGAGGTCGAGGTTACTCAGGAAATGGTTGATGCGGTTCAGTTGTTGATTGAAACAGTTGACAACTTTCTAGCAGGAAAGACCGAGTACGAGGTGCAGTTGTCTCTGGATCTCAAGATTGGCAAGAAGGCAGGAGATCTGTTTGGAACTAGTGATGTGCTGCATGTTCTCAAAGAAATAAAACGACTGTTGATTACTGTCTGTGATTTCAAATATGGAAAGCATGTCGCAGTTGAGGTCTCAGAAAACCCACAGTTGATGTACTACGGTTTGGGTGCAATCTTTCGGGAGATGAAGGCTCAAAAGAAGAAAGACATCGTCAAGTTCATCCAAGACAACAATGTGCATGTACGCCTGATGATTGTCCAACCTAGAGCCTTGCATGAAGATGGGCCTGTCAGAGAGTGGGTAGCTTTACCAGAAGAGATGATCAAGTTTGCTCAAACGTTGGAAGCTGCAATTGAACATGCGCTGAAGAATCCTGAAAAATACGTTGTCGGGGAGCAGTGTCGCTTCTGTGACGCTAAAGGAATTTGTCCTGAGTACAATAAAGAGGATTTGGAAGATATTGCAGCGATTGATCCTACGTTGTTGTCAAGCGCACCTGATCAATTGACACCGGAAGAGTTAGCTGATGCGCTACATCAATGCGATCTCTTAGACGGTGCAATTAAGCGGTTCCGTAACTACGCCTCTGCTTTGCTGGAGGATGGAACCGTCCTTCCGGGTTGGTCTCTGGAACCAACTCGCCCGACTCGTAGATGGATAGACGAGTCTGCTGTCCGCAATAAACTGTTGGAGATGGGGGTCACCCCAGATCTCTTCAGCAGTGAGGTACTCCGGTCTCCAGCGCAGATCCGTTCTGTATTGGAGACTGAGCAGTATGAGATGTTGTCTGAATTTATTGAGTCCAAATCCTCTGGGCTAAAACTAAGTAAGTCCGACTCGGACGGTCTTCATCTATTATGAAAGGTAGAAATGGCAAAAGATACTTTTAAGCCAGTGTTGGTGGCAACTCCAAAAACAGAAATGCTCTTTGTGAAACTGTTGGAGGAAGCAACGTATGAAGGAACCAAACAGGGACACTACGAAGCTACCATGTTAATGAATCCCGAAGACAATTGGGATGATGTCAGAAATGCTGTAGCTGAAGCAGGATCGACTTTTAAAGGAAAGTGGCACAACCCTATCCGGTCTGAAACAAATGGAGATTGGTTGCCTGAAGGATGGGAGTACATCAAAATCAAAAAAGGCATTCAGAAGAAAGATGATAAAGGTAACCCTCTGACAAAGGTCAACATTGTTGATGCAAGAAAGCGTAAGCTGACAGAGGAAGAGAAAGCCGAGGTGGTCTTTAACGGAATGCAGGGTCGTGCTGCCTTGTACATCATGCCGTACACCAAAGGTGGTAACGGAGTCACCGCACGAATTGACACGATTCAAGCACTAGGTGGTGAACGTAGAGCCTCTGGTTTAGGCTTGCTTGATGTCGAGGATACTGACATCCCAGAAGATCAAATGGGAGAGGATGAACTCGATATTTTGTTCAAGGGTCAAGCAGCATAACTCCTAACTAGTCTCGGGCTGAAAAGGCCCGAGTACCATCTTATGATTCATTTAGACTTTGAAACTAGATCCTTAGAAGATTTAAGGAAAACAGGAAGTTATCGCTACTCAGAGGGGCATACCGATGTCTGGTGCATGGCTTATCAGGATGATCAAACCAATGAGAAAGGAGTCTGGAAACCCGGAGATCCAATCCCCGAACTATTCAAAGATCCATTCCAAACGTACTGTGCATGGAATGCTCGGTTCGAACGTGACATCTACAACAACATTCTCATCCCAACCTATGGGTTTCCTGAACTTATCGTGGAACAGTGGCGAGATCCTTCTGCAGTGGCGAGGTATCAAGGTCTTCCGGGTTCGTTGGCAAACGCTGGGAAGGAAGTCGGTTTGCCTGTCGATGAGCAGAAAGATGTGGAAGGTCGTAAGCTCATGCTACAGATGGCTAGGCCACGCAAACGTTCAAGTGAAGATGAAGTGGTTTGGTGGGACTCACCCGAGAAAGTAGACCGTCTAGTTCAGTATTGTCAGCAAGACGTTGAATCGCAGATTGCTCTACATAAAAAACTCGGAGGTCTACCTCTTAATGAGTTGAAGGTTTTCTGGCTGGATCAACACATCAATGATCGTGGTGTTCGGATAGATCTCGATGCAGTTTATGGCCTGATTGAAGTTCTCGACTTGTTAGATCGTCAAAGCGATATCGAGTGCCGCAAGTTGACTGCAGGAGAAGTTGATTCGGTTTCCAAGCTGCAGCAGATCAAGCAGTGGATTCTTCAGCGAACAGGTCGAGAGATCAAGGATTTTTCACAAGGCAATCTGACCTTATTGATTGATGAGTTTACAGAAGATCCAACTGTTCAGGCGTTGCTCAAACTTAGAAAGGACTCTGCAAAAACTTCGACTGCAAAGATTCGGGCAATGGCTGAGACTGTGTCTAAGGATGGTCGGATACACGGCATGATGATGTATTACGGTGCTCATACCGGACGATGGACATCTCGACTAGTGCAGCTTCAAAATTTACCACAAGGCATAGGTTTATCTGAAGAGGAGGCAGATTCGTATCTGACTAAAATCAAAGATCCTAATTTATCGAGAATTGAATGGGTTGAAGAGGTCTCTCAAAAAGCACCTCCGATGGAAGTGATCTCCTCATTGATTAGACCCTTAATCATTCCAGCAGATGGTCACACCTTTTATGTTTACGATTACAAAGCAATTGAGCCGAGAGTGTTGGCATGGATCTCAGGAGAAGACAAGTTACTTTCAGCCTATAAAGAGAATCGTGATGTCTATTCTGAGATGGCATCCGTTCTTTACGATATTCCAATTCAGGAGGTTACCAAGCAGCAGAGACAGTTTGGAAAAGTTGTGATCATTGCTTGTGGCTACCAAATGGGTGTCAACAAGTTTTCTCAGACTTGTGCTAGTTGGGGGATCAAAGTCACTGAGGAGGAGGCATCAATAGCAGTCAAGACCTACCGAGAGTACTACTCTAAGATTCCTACATTCTGGTATGCCTTACAGAACAAGATGACAAATGCTTTCAACAACCCCGGTTGTTTTAAGTTCTCTTGTGGTTTTAAAAATAAGTTGAAGTTCTTTCAGCGTCAGGAGAATGCTCCTCTGCAAGTGATGCTACCATCTAATAGGGTGCTACATTATCAACAACCTATCTATGATTCTTCGGTGAATTCATTTTCGGATTCACCTTCACTGAGTTACCACACCGATCAGTTTGGGAAGTGGGTAACCAAATCTTTGTACGGTGGACTCTTAGCTGAGAATATCGTGCAAGCCATCTCAAGAGACCTAATGGCGGATGCAATGCTCCGTTTGGATGCAGCAGGTTATCCTGTAGTTTTCAGCGTACACGATGAGATCGTGTGTGAAGTGCCAGTAGGTTTCGGTTCTACGGAAGAGTTCGAATCTATTATGACCCAAGCACCTGAGTGGGCAGCAGGATTGCCTGTTGAGGTTGAGGGTTACACATCAAGTAGGTATCGCAAATGACAATGCAAGCATGGTTTGAAGCTGAATATAAAGACATCATCCCAATCGTCCCACCGGATGCAAAGTTGGTGGATGGTGTAAATTTGCCGAAAGGTAAGTGTCCGGGCAAGCCGAATCCAAACGGTGAGTGGTTGGGTTTCAAGAACTGGCAGGATCACAAAACTACGTTGCGAGAGTGCATTCACTGGGACGAGTCTGGATGCTCAGTAGGTTTACGGTCTAAGAATTATCCGGGTATTGATATCGATGTCCGAGATGAAAATCTGGCAGAGGAGATCGAAGAGTTAGCGACTCGTTTGTTTGGACAAACTTTAGTCCGCATTGGTAGCTATCCAAAGCGGTTGATGATGTACCAGACCGATGAGCCTTTCAGCAAGATGAAGCTTAGTTTTGAAGTAGATGATGAAACTCATGCTGTGGAAATTCTTGCCGATGGGCAGCAGTATGTCGTAGAGGGTATTCATCCTGTGACTAAGAAAGCTTACTTTTTTACAGATGAATCTAAGCCGATGTTTTTAAAGAATCTGCCGAAGATCACTGCAGATCAATGTCGTATGTTCTTAGATCGTTTACAGGAAAGGCTGGAGTTCTATGGTTTTCAGATCAAGGACAATTTTAGGGGGATGATTGGTCAGGAAGGTCGAGCGATGATTGATCAGGACTCACTGATTGCAACCAACCTTGTACATGTTGCTGAAGCTTTGGACTGTCTGCCAAATGAAGATCCAAATGCGTTCAGCTTTGATGAGTTTGTCAAGATTGCAGCAGCAGTCAAAGCAGCAACTCAAAAAGAACCGGACTCCGGTTTTGATCTGTTTACCAAGTTTGCAGAACGATTTCCCGGCAGAAAAGAACCCGGAACTACTCGACACACCTATAAGGGTGTCTGGGATCGAATGAAACCTCCGTATGCTGTTGGTGCTCAGTATCTCTATGAGCTTGCTTCAGAGTATGGGTTTAATGTAGCCGATACTTATGATGAGAGTTTTTTTCCTGCAATCCCTGACGTTGAAATAGATTCTTCTGTTTGGACACCGTTCAGTCATGCGTGGATGGCAGAAGAGTTTATTAAAGACTACAAGAATGTTATCAGAGCAGTTGGTGAGTTTGATCGCTTTATCATCCGCAATGGCCCTATCTGGAAAATGGATGATGTCGGGAATCCTTTTGTAGGAGATCTAATCAGACGGTATGCGGAAGCAAAGTTCCCTGATATCCGCAACATTGTCGGAGATGAAGAAGCCGATACTATCGAAAAGACGGTAGGTTCCTATGGGTGGCAAAACTCGGTCATGCGGTTTTTGCTTTACAAGCATCTTGATCTGCGAGTGACTACAAATGATCTTGATAGCAATCCTGATATCCTTAATACGGATCGAGGGATTTACTGTCTAAAGACAGGAGAACTAATACCCAGTACTTCTGGGATGCCACAAGATATTTGTCTGAAAGTAGCTGGAACGGTTCCAGATTTTGAGATGAAAACTCCGCATTGGGATAAGTTTCTCAAGGAAATTACATCTGGTGATAAAGAGATCTTGGACTACCTGAATACATACTTTGGTTATGCGATGACCGGACATACGATGGAACATTGTTTTTTCGTTATTGCAGGGAAAGGTGGCAACGGAAAATCGACAATGCTCAAGGTCTTGACGGATGTATTAGGAGACTATGCGGTGACTGTTCCGGGCAACGTATTCTTGCAGACACCCGGACGAGAACATCCAACTGAATTGATGACGTTTCAAGGTCGTAGATTAGTTGTTGCTTCTGAGTTTAGTCAACGAGCAGTTTGGGATTTAGGTAGGATTAAAACTTTGACAGGTGGTGATCGAATTTCAGCAAGAAGAATGCACAAAGATTTTGTTGAATTTGATCCAACTCATACCATTGTGATTGCAGCGAATCATAAACCAAAAGTTGAATATGTCGATGATGCTATTCGTAGACGGACACGATTAATTCCTTTTGATTTAGAATTAGCACCTGAGAAAAAAGATCCTGATTTACCTGATAAATTGCGTAAAGAATATCCCGGTATTCTTGCTTGGTTAATCAGAGGGTCTATTCGTTGGTATGCTAAAAGATTACCGGAAATACCAGCAAGAGTTCGGGCAGCCACTGACGATTATTTTGGGGAGTCGGATATTGTTAAGATGTGGTTGGATGATTGCTGTATCCTTGATCCCAATGAGAAAACAGCCTGTCACACTGTTTTTGAAAGCTGGAAACTTTATGCTGCATTGATGAAGGAATCTTCTGGTTCACAAACCAGCTTCACTGAATCGATAAAGTCTCACGGCATTGTGAAGATACGGTATAGAGGTAAGCGTTACTACAAAGGTTTGCGAATGCGTGAAGAGCAGACAGAAGAGGCAAGAGATGTACTATTCACTTGATTTTGTTGACTAAAAATTCTCTTGACATCTTACGAGAACTCAAGCTAAATTAGGAAATATCAGGAGTAGGTAGAACCTTACTCCTGACCCTTCCGTTGAATGAGTACCCCCACCGTATGGAAAGGAACCCATATGCTTGATGATGTACGGGAGAGAATCAAATCGCTTGAGAGTCGTGTAGCTGAACTTGAGCAAGATTTAGCTTCTGCAAATGCCGAAATTCATGTGCTTCGTGATTCTCACAATGCTCATGAACCTATCCCTTTTGGTTCTATTAATTTAGACCATCTATTCACTTCTAAACAGAAGCAGACTAGTTAACTGATCCATTAACTCCAGTACTGACGGTGCGTTTTGGATGATTTAATTTGACTTCGGATCAAAGGGTCGGGGGTTCGAATCCTCCCGGGCGCACATAAACACTGGCATTCGATAGATCAGTTGACCGTTTGGAAGCACAAATAGTGGCACAAAATGAAGCACAAAAACTTCAAAGGGTTTTTTTAAAGTCCTGAGAAATTTTGTGCTTCGTTTTTAATGCTGTGGGACGGTGAATCTTGATCCACTGTATCCGTTGAGCATGGTCAGTTAGATCCAATCTCTTGTCAAGAGAGACTGCTTTTTTTACCTCGTCTTTGGGTCTCCGACATTCTTTTGGAGTCGGGATCTTTACAAAATCTCTGCTTGTCTTTCGACTCACTGGGCTACTTTTTCTCGTCCAAGTGCTCGTCTTCTAGCCTCCTGCTGCTTGCGAGTAAACTCAGGATTTTCCTTGAGTTTCGGTAAGTTTGCCAATGCCTTCTGCAGTTCTGCTATTTGCTTTAGTAGATCTCGATACTCCTTCTGAAATTCTTTCTCCGACTCTCGTAGATTCTCAGGGTCATTTGCAAAGGCTATTCGATTCTTTTCTTGGTTATAGGCTCTTTCTCGTATGTAGTTTTGAAGGTCTCTGATCTGGAATCGCAAACCTCCTTCCAAATCAATAGGTCTACCTACTTCTGAAAAGCCAAGTGCTGATGTGATTGGAGAAGCAATCGTTTCATTGAAGGGGTTTGCCATTCGGTTGATTGTCTGCACAAACGTCTTCTTCTGTTCTCCTCTGTAGTCAAAAATATTTGCTCGTTCTCCAAATAGATTCGGATTCATCTCCATTGCTTGTAGTGCTGTTTCCAGTAGTTGACGTTCCCAACTTGTCGGAGAGAACAAAGAGGGCATCACAGTGTCTCTAAAGTGTTTAAACCGCTTATCTATTCCGGTTCCTAAATCATCAAACTTGCTGGAGATTTCTCGACCTGTGTAGAAATCTTTATTGGCAGTTTGCTGCATGGTCTCTTTTAATAGAGGATGATTAAAGAAACCTAAATCACTGATTGCTTCCCACCCTCCATATTTTGGATCAACTGCTGTTGTCAAGAATTGGTACAAGTATGCATGGGGTACAGCATAGAACAGATCCTCTATTTGTATTCTTCCATTCTCGTCTTTCGTTGGGAGAGGGAAGGTTAACATTCCATGCTTATCATAATACTCCGGTAGAGCCTTTAAGTATGCTTCATATTCATCATCATCTAATTCGGATTCTTGTGATACAATATACGCATAGACCATTGCGTAATAAGATGCTGCTCGGAGCATAGCCTGTGGGTCTTTCATCATCTTACGAAGCAGATCGGTTTGCTTATAAGTCCAAGTAATGAAAGGAGCACCGACTAAAGACTTTCTCACTTTTTTAATTGCAGGGTCTACGTCTGAGTAATCAAAGAGATATTTGTTTGCTTCTTTCATTGCATCGGATGCAGACATTTCCTCTTGATTCAGGAAAGGAACTCCTGCGATATTTGCTCCGTGATCTTCCAAATACATGGCTACCGCAAGTTTATCAACAATTTCCAGACCCTGATAGATATCTCCAAACGTATTATAGATCCTTCCCAGAATATTCATTGCTGTCTGGAATGAAGCAGTAGAACGAAGCGCATTCATCGTCCGATTCTGATAAACCAGCTTTCGTTCTTTTGGGGTCAGTTGCGTTTTGAAATCTGAGTTCATCCTTCCAAGCTCATCAGCCGCAAAGGTGGTTTGGATTAAGCCCAAGTCTTTGTATTGCTGATATCGGTCTCCATTCCTTAGTATCTCATACCCTGCTCGTAGTCGGTAATCCAGATTTCGATGTACAGGCAATCCAGCAAAAGCCATTGATCCGGTATTGCCTTTTAGGTTATTCATCCAAGCAGTGGGGGATGCTGCTGTCATCTTCCACTTAAAAATACTGTTGAACGTACTTGCTGTTCGTTCAAGGTCAGAAGCCCATCCTACTCCCGGTGATGAGCTTGCAGCTTCTTTGTTGATGAAGAAGGGGTCACCCATTACAAGATTAGCGATCTCTTTACGAACATATGCACCCCGAAGATCTCCATATCGATTAGAGTTTGGTAGCTGACGGTAAGCCTTATGATCATACCCTCTAATCTTATTTCGTGCGGCATTCCCTAGTTTTCTATATTCATTTGCAATCGCTTGAACTAACTCTTCTTGAGCAGATCCGGGTTTCTTTGTCGGGAGGATCTGTTCTTCAATTCGATCTGCTTCTGCCATTAAAAACTCAGGCGAAACTCTTCGATCTGCTTTTTGTCTGGTAGCTGCAGGGAATCCTTCTTGTGTCAACCGTTGTCCCAGATTCCTGCGTGTAATGATGTCATTGACCAAGTTGGATATATTCAATTTCACTTGAGAGTCAGGTAGTACCCATTCCTTGTTCTGAGCAACCGCATTAAGGAAATCCATCTTTGCGATATCCTGTCCTGCTTGCAGAAGGGTTCTGCCCACCAGATAACCCGGAGATTCAATCTCGCCTAAGAATAAGATTCTCGTTTGTTCATCGATGTCCTGCAGTTGTTTCCGATACCCCTGATCAGATACTTGCAGGTTTGCTCCCCCGGCAAATAGCGATTGGGATTCATCCAATAGATACTTTAAATAAACTCGGGGTAGATACTTACCTCTTCGATTCTTAAAGGTCTCAAGACTAATCTGACCCAGACGCACAAGGTCTAGACCGATCTGCTCAATTTCTTTTTTTGCTTGAACTGCAGCTTCTCTGAGTGTGGGAAGTTGTCGGTTGGTAAGTTGTCGGAGTCTCAGCTTCCCACCCCAGAAGCCAGAGACCTGTCTGTCAGGGATTAGGTTTGGATCAGCATTACGATTCTCCATAAAGGCTTTAATCAGTTTTTGCTCATCCGGGGTTGCTGCCATAAAGACAGTGGCGAACTTTCGACCTGATTCGATAATCCTAGTTTGCTTCCCTCTCGTTTCCTGCAGCAGGTTTTCCAGTTCTTCTCGATGAGGTAGTCGAGCTTTGGGATCGAGGAACATGTCCACACTTGCCAGCACCCCTCGGACACTTTCTACATCTCTTGTATTTTGCGGTTGTTGAGGAGGTGTCTGCTGACGGTTAGAAGAGAATGATATTCTTTGATCATTTGGGTCAAAAGTTCCTTTGTTGAATACGGATTTAATCTGTTCAGGATCGAAAGCAACGTAATTTCCCCTACCTGTTTTTATTCCGTCATACCCTTTAGATTTCAAAAAATCACGGAGGATGTCTCCGAATCGATTGTTTGCTGACCCTTTTCGCATACCACTTGATTTCATATTCAAGTTAGTAAACGCATAACTGTTGCTTGGATTTTCTGCAGTATTCAAAGCAGGACGGATATCTATGCCTAGTTGATCTCCCAGTTCTGTCCAAAGAGCAGTATCTACAGGTGCAGCAAGGTCTATTGGGTTTTGAACCGATAAATAAACCGGATAAACAGACTCACCTTTTGAGCTACCAGTACCCTCTGCATATCGGCTTGCTGCTTCAGGATTAGGCGCAAAGTAAAAACCCCTTCCGTATTGACCCATTACAGATTTTGAATAGTCAAAGGTATCAATATTCGCTTTAGAACCGTGATACATTACTTTGGGGTTACCCTCTGTGTCACGAACCACAGATTGTTTAAACCAGTTATTGAATTCGGGCGTTTCTGTTTGAGCACGATTGGCACTGAAAGAAACCTGTTGATCTGCTTTATTTTCTTTGACCCTACGAATAATTTCTTTAGCCCGTTTACTTGGTTTTTGTTTTCCTTGCTCATCATTTTGAGACATAAAGCCACCACCCCGACCAGTACTGTAGGGTGGTGTTTTTCCGATGCTGTAATACTGATCTGCTGTCGGATCTAGGATGTTCCCTTCATCGTCCTGCAACCACCAATGCACGATACCGTCAGCATCTTGTGCACGGGTTGGGGTATAACCAGAGTCTTTTGCACCCATCATATGGTAAAGTGCTTCTGATGCCGCATAACAGTGTCCACAGAACTTATTTTTCTTTGCTGCTTCTCGGAAACGTGGTTGAAGTAAATCGATAGTTAGTACTTCTTGAATGTCTTCGATCATTTCATCAGGCGTTTGCTGACGGTTAGATGAAAACGATGCTTCAGGATTCACCTGTCGGGCAACAATCCCTCTTCCTACTGGTGCAGGGTTGTCGTAGCGTACTGGGTTTTCCATCGGATATAGATACTTCTGACCATTCTCTTGAATGTCAAAAGTAGATCCTTCAGAAACCAAGTGCTGATCCTGCAAGGCTCTGAACTGTTGCTGGTTGACTACTTGAGGTTCACCAACAGTCACCTCACCAATGGCTTGAGCCTGTCCTTCTCCTGTACGGACAATTGCCATTCTCTGACCTACATAAGGTCTCAAAGAATCCGTATTTCTAGACTCTAACGATTTTTCTCCATCGACAATCAGGTCAGCATAGGATCGTTGAGCTTGCTGGTCTGTCCGAACATTGATCCCCATCTTAGGTGCATTTGGTGGTAGATTCCGATTGCTACTCAGGCTGATCATTGGCCCGTCAGGATCTATCTGCACGAAACCTACGCTTTCAGGAATGCGAGGTCTTCCGTCAATGACCGGAAACTTCATTCCATACTCATTGACCTTGATGTCTTCTACTTTTTTTGTTTGACCTTCTAAAGTAACAGTGTCTCCAACCTTTAGATTGTCTACAGAGTTTTTCGGTGTTGTTGCTTGAGTTGGCTTGTTTTGGGGCAGCACAGTTGCAGGTTCTACTTGCTGTCCATTGACTTCTACCGTAGTTTCAGAAGTACGCCCCATGTCCTCTCGCATACTACGAGGTACAGGTCGGATATCTCCAGTTTCTGGATCTTCCACTACAGGCACTACTTCTTCGTTCTGCCCGTCTTCAAACCCGACAACTGTTGCTTCCTTCCCTTCAAAACGGATAGTATCTCCAACTTTTAAATCTGGGTCTGGAATAACAACTTGACCACTTAATTCTAGTTCTTGAAGTGCTAAGAATTCAGCTAGCTTTTCCCTAACTTTGTTAGCTTTAGCATTTGTGGGGAGTTGAAGTTGTTCTGAAGAAAGTTCGTCAACAAGAGGTTTAACCTCTTCTATTATTTGCTTCCTTGTTTCTAGATATTCGTCTACATCTCTAATATTTTTTACTTTTTCTTTAGCTTGGCTAAGTTGTTTATCGGTTGGTGTGGGAACTACTTTTCCATAGAAACTGTGTCTGCCCGATTTAAAAGAGTATATGGTCGAGGGGTTCTCTGCTAGACCCTCTTCAGTAACAGCAGGGTTAGCACCATACTGTTCTAGTTTCTCTTTCAAAACTGTCATCTCAGCAATCATCCGTCTTGCTAGCAGTTTTTCAGAATCAAGAATTTTTCTTTGAGCTTTGGAACCGAATGCGGCTTTACCTGTCATCTGGTTGAGTTGCCGCTCAAGCAAATCGTACTGCATTCGTAAAATATCTACCGCTTCTGGACTCAGATCATCAGGAATAGCTAGACGTTTTCTTGCAGCGTCAATCATCTGATTTGTCGGAGGAAGCAGATCGGGAACTTCTGGAATAGGCTGGAGATCAACAGTAGATGTAGTGGTTTCTGAGGCTGGTGCTTCAGCAGTAGCTTGATCTACAGTCGTGGTGGTAGGTGCTGCTTCTTTCTCGCTTTCATCTTCTTGACCTTGAACATCTCGTCTGTTGTAGGAAATCAAATCGGGTTTTCTACCTTTTGCTAAGTTGTCATAGATTTTCTGATACCTACGCTTGATCCCTCGATCTGATGTTTCTCCTGATAGACCTAACCCGACAGATAACCTATCTAAGAAACCAAGTCGTTCCACTCCGTTTTCTGTAAAGTTCTGAGCCAACCACTCTCTGACACGTTCGGTCGGAGTGTCATTCGGCATTCCATTCGGGTAGCGTTGTTCAATGAAGGCATCAATTTCTGCTTGTCTTCTATTGTAGAGTTTATTTGCAAAGCGTTGGAACTTCTGTGGCCCAAGCATTGTTTGAATGCCAGCATGTCCAATTGATTCATGATGGTAAATCTTGACACCTTTTTCTACAGCAGAACGTAGATCTGTGCCTTTGAGGTTTTCTCCAATCAAATAGACAGTAAAAGTCTTACCCCCATCTGTTGAAACGGTTGCACCTTCCACTCCGGTTGCTGTGTCAGGAATGGTGACCAGTTTTTTCAGATCTTCCATTGTCTCTAGCACCACTACATCTGATGCATTCGGGAAGTACTGTTTCATGATGTCTTTGAGTACCTCAAGTTCTCGTTGCTTGAGAACTTCCTGACCTCGTTTGGTGTCAGGATTTACTGTTATCCCATTGAGAACCTCTGACTTCTTAGTATTCTCGGGAGTTAATTCTACATCAAAAACAGTACTGGCATCTCGACCTAGATCATCAATAGGTGAAGCTTGATCCATCATCTGTTCAGTCTCAGCCTTGTCTACGATCTCCTGAACAAGTGCTTGATTTTCTTGATCTTGTGCGATTTCTGAATCAAAGGTTTGTCTGCGGAAAGTTCCTGAAACAGGTTCACTGAGATCTAATGGTGCATCAGTAGCTGGAACCTCACCCAGTTCTCCAGAAATACTTTCATAGTCTAACGGTTGTTGATACTGCTCATCTGTAAAATCGGTTTGAGCAAAATCGGTTTGTCCTTCTGCTATTGCAGCTTCTTGACGGGCTTGAGCTTGAGCCGTAGTCTCACCCTGCACTGGAGTCTGATTTGTCGCAGGAACATCTCCGAGTTCTCCTGCAAGATCATCATAGTTCAGTGACTCTGAATACTGCTCATCTGTAAAATCGGTTTGAGCAAACGCATTCCGTTGTCGAGTAGTTTCTGCTTCTTGCTCTAAAAACTCAGGTTGAAGGTTTAAAGAAGCTTCTTGACGGGCTTGAGCATCTGCTGTTTTTTGTCCTCTGGTTCTTGGGTCAAATTGGGCAGGAGGTGCAGGAAGGTTCTCTAGAGGCAGGTTGTCTACGTCTGAGATTGGTTGAGTGATATCTTCATAAAATTGGTCATTGATCTGTTCATCAACCTGCTGAATTGGTGAAGGAGGTGCTGCTTCAAACTCCATCCGAGATCGAAGATCCTGCAGATTCTCACGAAGCATTTGAATCTGAGCATCTCGTTCTGCATCTCGTTCTGCTTGCTCTTGCTGATTGTCTACTGGATTAAAGGCATCTCCTTCTTCATATGCAGCAGGAGTTTCAGCAGGAGTTTCAGCAGGAGGTTTAGGTTGTGGTTCAATTCCTAATCGTCTGAGGATCTCGTCATTATATACCTGACGTAGAGAATCTTCCTGCTCTTTGAGTTGTGCTTCTTTGTCTTGAAGCTTTTTCATCTCACGGGCCATTCGTTTTTGAGCAGTCACACTCAATGGCTTGTCAGCAGGATTCGGTTGTTGGTTACTACTCAGACTGACAGTGGTGCTTGTTGGTTCGGTCTGGGTTGGTTGTTCAGCAGGATTTCTCTCTGCTTGTTGTTGTAGATTTTTATAGTAGTCGAATTCACTACCAACCCCATCGGCTAATTCTTGCTCTGGTGCAGCTAGGATATCAGTTTGAGTCCGAGGTGATGTATCCCCAAGATCGTCACGCAGAATAATCGATTCATCTAGAGAGTTATACCATTTAAGTATTTTTCTCTCTTTGGCATCAAGTTCTTGATTGTTCTCAATCTTGTCTTGGATCGAGATGATGGTGTTTTTGAATTCAGGCTGATTGACTAGGCTTTGGGCAGGAGCATTGTTGTTGGTAGGTAGAGTTTGAATGCTCTCAAAAATCTTGTTGGTCATCTGTTTGATGTCCTCAAGACCACCCAATCGGGGTTTGTTCTCAATCATCATCTCTACTGTAGTAATTGGTGCAGCAGTCACTACACCCCCATACAGTCCTAACTCAGTAGCCTTATCTTGGGCTACTGGATTCTCTTTTGCCCACTCCCATCGGTTGGTGGTTAGTGTCTCTGAAGTCAACAACTCTGGTGCTTTCATCGCAAGACGTTCTGCCATTGCCATGTTCAGCATCGTTGCCACAATCGGAGTATCGGCATAACCTTCTTCTGCACCTTCCACTAGAGTGTCAAAAGAAACTCTGCCGAGAAATCCACCAATTGGAAGTGATCCGGTTGCTTGCAATACTTGAAAAGCATCAAGAAATTTCTTATCACCAATTAGTTCTGCTGCTCGTGTAAGAATAATTTCTTTCTCATGATTCTTTTCAGCATCATTTGCAAACCGGGTAGAGTACTTTTTCCATGTCGGGTGGTAGTCGATCCCACTTCGTGCTTCCGACTGTAACAAGGCAATATTGCCCGGAATACTGGTCAAAGCGAGAGCAGCACGAGAAGCCACCTCTGCTGTTCTTTTAGGATCTTGCGCCCATTGATACTTTGGTACTTTCTTTGTGATCAAAGCAGTAGCCATTGCTGTTGCCAGTGGGGCAGAAGACGTTAGCAAAGATCGAATGCCCTCACCAACTCCTGTTTTAGGAGTAGGTTGGCGTTTCATATCTGCGGCATTGGCTTCCAGTAAGGATTGTCCAGCCTCCTTTATATAAGGCATTATAAACTTCTTAATCTCGGGAATGAGAGTCTGACCGACTAATTCATCCCGAAATGGAGTGGTCATTGCCTCACCATACATTCTTATCTGATTGTCAAAAGCATCCATCAACTCTTGACCACCTTTATCAACTGCTTCTTTGGCCTGATTAGGTCGGTAGGCTAGTCCGTTTTCTGTCTGAACTTCTCGTAGAGGTCGCTCATTATAGTACTGTACTCCGGTACGAGTGTCTGACGCACTATAGGGTTCCTCCCCACGAATCATTTCCCCAACAGAAGTGATCGGGCTTAGAATCTTCTCAAAGATGCCCTTATCCTGTCCGGTCTCACTCGGAGTTGCTCCCCCTGTCTGGGGCAAACGTGGGATTGGCGCATTTTGAGAAGGCAAGCGAACACGATCTTCTACCGGGTTGGGGATGAGTTTACCTTCACGATCAAGCTGATCAGGATCAAGTTCGAACCGATCAACCTCCTGTCCATATAGACTCTTTAACTCAGATTGGTAGGGACGTTGGAAATACTGAGGTTGGATTTGCTCATACGGTACAAGATTTTGAGTTTTCTGGGCTTGATCGAGATCTTGTGTACCAAGACCCGATAACATGTTTCCAAAAGATTCCTGCAGGTAGGTAGGTGCTGCCCCCAGTTGTTGGACAGTATCTGACCCCACATCCTTTAGTGTTCCAGTGATCCCTTCCTGACCAAGTAAGTCAGACACCATCTGATCTACAACAGATGCCTGACCTTTGAATTGAGGATGCTCTTGATATAGGTTGGTGAGTTCTCTTTTGTAACGGTTTCGCCTTTCTGGCTCATCTTTGAACCGATCCTGCAAAAACTCGTTATAGACTCTATTTACTCTTGTGGCCCATTGCTGATCAAACTGATTGAGTTTAGCCATCTATTCACCCCCTCTTTTAACAGCATCTTGAAGTCTCAGTTGCTCTTCACTGACGTTAAAACTATTACCCCAACTTTTGAAGAACTCTACGAATATGTTTGTAGTTTCATCTGGTTCTAAAGCTTCAGGATCGTCTGCAACCATTTGATCTAAATAAGTGTTGAACTTTTCTAAAGACCCAAATTTCTTGATCTTCACTTTATTGATGGCTTTATCCACATTTTCTTCGTCTAGGTTGTACAAGATAGACGCAATCTCACCTTTCTTCAGTTGCTTTGAGCCTTGTCCCAGTGAATCTATCACAATGTTATTGAGGTCTTTCTCTAGTGCTTCGGCAATTGCATCCGTAGTTGTCTCTGCATCATAATCTGCAGTGCTAGCTAGTAAAGCTTTTGTTGTCTCTACAGGTACTAACGAATTTGCACCGTTTCCTGTTGACAAGCTAGACATCATTGAATCAATCAAGACCTTTCTAGAAGGATCATCGGCTGGTATGTCCTTTAGGGTATCCTGATAGATTTTAAGAAGCTTACCTTGTTTCTCAATAGCGGTTGCATTCTTATTTGCTTGCCATTCGGCTTTGGCAGAATCTTCTGCCACCTTAAATGTCTGGATCATTTCTTCAGACACTCCTGCTTTTTCTGCAGCAGTCCATATATTTGTGCCAACCTCATTTCCGGTCAAAGAGGTGTTCTTAATTGCTGCAGTCATTAAATTGATCTGACCTTTGATCTTTGCTTCTTGTGCAGCTAGATCTCCTGCAGCAATTGTTTGCTCATTCTTTTCTATGTTTTGAGCGTTTATAGTTTGAGATTGACCTCCTGCAGCTACTTGTTGCTGCTTAATAGCCATATCCAGTTGACCCATTTGGGAATCGTATGTGTTCTTGTTCATCCCACTCTGAACACTCTGTTGCATTGACTCCAATCCATACTTCGGGATTAGGTCTGCTCTAGATTGTCCGTAGTTGTTCTGCCAGTTCTGCAAAGCTTGTTGCTTTGCCTGATTATTATCTAGACCCTGTATGAATTGCAGACCAGCCAGTGCTGATTGACTGATCTGGTCATAAGTGTTGTTGGCAATCGACAATGCAGCAGAATCATTGACTAATTGTTCGCCAAACAGACCTGTCGCATTCTGCCAACTTGGTAGGGACTTGATCCGATCTGAGATCTGTGAGGCTGTTGCGTTTTTATAGTCGAAGTAGTTTGGATCTGTAGATTGGGCCAATCTAGCGGACTCATCAATTATCATTCTAGGTCGGGACATATCTGCTTTGATCTCATCCATCAAATCTTGTTTGGCTTGTGCTGCTGCCGCTTTGCTATACATCCCATACGCCTGAAGACCTGTGTTCAGCGTACTGCTGAATTTCGCCATATCACTAGGTTTGTTGTAATATGGGTTGTCTCCTGATGGTTCTGTTCCCCCAACATTTGGAAAAAGATTCATGATCGTTGAAGCACCAGCAGAACCTAGTCCTGAACCTGCAATTGCACCCGATGGGCCACCATACATCCCACCTACAATGGCCCCTCCGACTTGTCCGATTGTTTGTAGTGTCTGTCCAAAAGCACCGTGATCACTAGCTTTCTTGCGTTGCTCTTCCTGCCTACGCCTTTCGGCTTCTCTTCGTTGGCGTTCTTCTTCTAGTGCTTTCTCTTGTAGATATCGTTGTGTTTGGTTGGAGATCACTTGGCTATACAACTGTGCGCCTAACGTATCCCCTACACTGAATCGATTAGCCATTATTTATTCCCTCCGTAAATGTCAATAATCCATTGCGGCACTTCATAGTTTGGATTTTGAGAGGCTTGTTGTTGTAGTGATTCTAGAATAAAAGCATCACTCTTTGTGCCTTGATCAAACTCAGTCAACGTATTGAATCGATCCGCACTTTCTTTGTCATACACACCACGCATTCCACCTATAGTATCATAGGCTGTTCCGTACATTCCTGCTTTGTTCTTGAATAAATCGTTAGTCAGACTGATTTTTGTATTGAACTGGTTCTGGTTTGCATCGATCCCTTTTAGGCTCGTGTTCAGTACCGTGTTTAGACCCTGCATTCCTACGTTGGCGTTATTGGCTCTGGTGTTGTAGATCTGTCCGATCATGTCTTGTCGTTGGTTTAATCCCTGCAACTTTACACCATATAAAGAGTCTAGAGCACCCATCTCCGTTTGTACTCCAGCCATCTCGTTCCCCAACGCATTCCCTGCACCGGAGAGAGCAGTGGTGCGGTTGGTGAGCATCTGGGAACCTAATCCGTAGGAGTCGAGAATTGACTGTCTTTGGGCTTGTCGTTCTGATCCTGCCCTAGACATTGCTAAATCTTTCATTGCTGCAGTGAACGCAGGACTACTCGGATCAAGGCCAGCATTGGCATATGCTTCGTTCAGAGTTTCCCTCGCACCAGCAGCACTTGCGTCTAGTTGATCTTTTGCGTCCTGATAATAAAGATCGCTAAGTCTGCTATAATAGCTTTCATCTCCTGCATCCCGTGCTACATCCATTTGCTGATCAGCTACGTCTCCAAGTCTTCCTCGGATTCGACCAATTTCTCCTCGTAGCGGATCTAGCTCATCGCCATAGTCTTTATAAGCTTGGTCGTATAGACCCTGTAACTCTGTCAAACCTGTTTCTAGGGTGGTTCCTGCCGTTTCTAGATCAGTCTGATAGTCCAAGAAACCTTTGCCAACTACGTTTCCTTCTGCATCCTTTCCGGTAAGAAATTGATTTAGTTCAGCGTTGATCTGTCCTGCGAAATCATTTTCTGGAGCATCAATATCTGTCAGAGTCTTGTCAACAAAATCACCGTATTCATTGACAAGTCCGGGGGTGACCTTTTCACCCGTCACTGGATCAACTTCATCGGTTCCAACAAGCCGGTCTACAATCGCTTGCTGTTGGGCAATGGCTTGCTGTTCCTGCTCTGTTAGAGTATCGTACTGATCTGCCATGCCAGAGCCTTCGGGTGTCCACCGGTCTTTGTCGTTTTCTCCACCGACAAAAACTACTTGATTATTCTTTTCATCAAAGGCGTATTCCTGATCTCCGACAAAGTATCTGCCATTCTCTTCCCGAAAGCCTTCTTCTTTTCTTAAAGCATCTAAAGAACTGTCTCCAACAACTGCTTCTGTGAGTTGTTGATTGACGGTTTTGGTAGGGGTATCTGCATTTGCAACAGAAGTCACATTGGTCGGAATCGTATACTCACCAAATGTACCGTCTGGTAGAATCCCTTCATCGGCAAAGTTTTCGTTGATGTAGTTATTCCACTCATCTCCTTCTAAACCCTTAATCTCATTTAATAAATTGGCATAGGAACTTGGAGAACCGTCTGTTGAATCAATAACTCCCTGAACTTGGTCATAGGTTCCTCCTTTCTCAAGAAGGTTTGTTACTAACTGGTAGTGCTGATCAAAGCCATTTGACCAATCATCAATTTCAGATTTTTGCCAGTTTTCCCCTTCAATATCATCATCGCTCCAACCACCATTTCGATCTGTTTTAATTAACGAACCGATTGTCATCAGTAAAATTTCTTTAGGAGCACTTTGAAAATAAGTGTATACACCTCCCTCACGAAGTTCATCCTGAAGACCACTTGCTCGGATAAATGAACGAAGTTTATCGTAATCCCAATCTCCTGCTACTGATTCTCCTGCCGCTTTTAATCCGAAAGAGTCTTGACCTCGACTTCCTTCACTAATGACGTATTTTTTAAAATCATTAAACCAAGTCGAACTGACCTTACTCGGTTTTGATCCTTGTCTATGATAGGAGAGAATGGTTTTAAGTTTATCACCCGAATATCTATTCTCTCGACCAGATAAATAAAAGTTAGCAGTTTTAGCTGATAATTCTTCTGTAGTAGCCATTTTATCCCTCCTCCGGTTGAGGTCGCATTCCTTGTTGTTCCAGATCCGCCAATGTCACATCTGTTTCTACGATATAAATTTTACCACCACTTGCAGGATTTGTGTGTGTGTACTGCAGCACATGCCCGATTGTTCCTGACGGAAAGTACGCTTTTTCAGTGGTTGTGTTCGTGCTGCTAAAATTATAAGTTCCAATGCTTGTACCGTCCAAGTACCACTGAATGTCTACATCCCCCTTAAATGTAATCTGAAACTCTGCATGTGTGCGGATTCCTCGATAAAAACGGGGTGGCAACGCTACTGGTCTAGCCCAGAGAATCTCTGCATCAGCAGTCGAAGTACCTGTGTTATGTATGTGTGGGATGTAGCCGTAGGCTAAAGCATCAAAATAAACCCGAATCGTTTCAGTAGCTTCGGATGTACTGGTATTAAAGTTTTGAGCTTGAATTGTACCGTCTAAATAGATTCGTGGTGTCAGTGTACCTGTTCCTCGGAAACCAACTTCAAAGTAATGAAACAGTTGCTGCTGATTAAAAGATTCAATTGGAAGAGCATCGAATTGAAAATTCTGCAGTCGAGTCGTAGAGGATTCCAAGTGTGAAATGTAGCCAACCGTGTTTACTGGAAGCGTAATCCTTCGACTTCTAAAGGTAGACTGTGACGGTAACTGTCGAGAGTCCACCTGTGATCCATCTACATTTACTTGGATTGTCGGTTGTTGTGCGTACTCTACCCGTACTGCTTGAAATACTTGAAGTTGCATATTAAAGAGTTGAATGATATGAACCGTTTCTATAAACTAATAAATTAGTTCCTGAAGCATTTGGAACTATAGCCCAGATAACCCCTGAACTATTTGTTAAACATACTTTACTAGGAGCAGCAGAGGTTTCATCAAAACAACCTACTAGTTTTGTATAATACGAATTTGATGTTGTAATAACACTACTTCCTACGTTCAGTACTTCGTTTGAAATAGATAAAGTCGATCCAACTTTGATACCTCCTTTTGTGGCACTAGATGCTGTAGGCAGAGAGTAAGTAAAGTAATTAGCACCGGATGCAATTCCATTTAACTTGGACTTGTCACTTGAAGACATTAAACCGTTTGCGCTAGTAGTTACTAAACTATAAGTGGTGTTCGTGTCTGTTGCATCGACTTGATCTGTACTTGAATTATATGTCAGATTTGCACCTAACTTTAACCCACCTAGCACGGTAGAAGAAGACTGTGGAAGTGTGTAGTTATTGTACTGAGAATCATGATTATGATTGATAGCCGCAAACTGAGCACTAAAAGCAGAGACATCTGTTTCCGTGCTAGTCGTAGTAGTTGAAGTCGTGAATGATTCACTGACTTGTGCTTGTAAGACTCCAAGATCCTTAGAGTTAGTAACCAACTCTACTAGTTTATCAATCTGAGCTTGTAAATTTCTGGTATTATCAAAGAGTTGCCGAAACGAATCTCTTGATCGTTGATCGGGTATCTCCTCAAAGTCATCAAGATCTACTGATCGAAATTGCTGTTCTGCCATGCTATGCCGCTAAAATATCGTATTCGGTGTCAATCCAATCTATCGTACCTGTCCAGTTCAGTTGAAGATCCCAAGTATCCCCAGCAGGTAAACCAAAGTCATTTCCAGCTACGGTTTCCGGTAAGTAAACTCTAGTCGGCTCTGTGATTGGTGTGCCGGATGAGCCAACGCTAATCGCATTTAGCACGGTTGTGCCATCAACGGTTGCAGTCAAAGTTCCGTACCCAGAACCATTGATTGTAAAATTCCGAATCAATTTGATACTGCCGAAATTATCTCCGTCAAAGGCTCTTGTTTTATACGTCCAGCTTGATCGTGTACTGGAACCTTCCACGATTCCACCTTTATTTGTGTTGTCATTTGTGTCAAGCACTCCGAAGAAAAGCTGATGTGTCTTTGCCACATAATGCAGTACTGGAGAAGCAGGGGTTGTTACGCTAGCATCATCCCAGATACTGTTGACTTTTGTAATCGGAAATCCTTCAAGCGTGAAGTCGATCAGAAAGCCAGAACCGTTCGTGCGAATCGCATAGTATTTCCCTTCAAAAACTCCTGCAACTATCGGTGAAGTTCCGTCAAATGGATCACCGTCAAAACGACCTCTAGTTAGGTTTGTGACTTGAGCACCATCGAAAACACAGATACCGGATTGGGAGATCCAGACCAGAAAATTACCGACTCTTTGAATTGTTTTTTCGTATCCTTCAATCAAACCTTCTGTGTCACTGAACTGAGTCTTTCGCATTTGATTTGGACGAGATCCAAAAACTTTGTATGCGGCAAACTTGGAAAAAACAATAAGCGAATCTCTAAATGGGAAGATACCTGTGATTGCTTGCGAAAACTCTAGATAACCATCCAAAGGCCAGTGACGAGGGTTGTTGTAATCAGAAACAAACAAGAAAGTATCAGCTTTGTTCTTGTTACCACCGTATCTATCGGAACTTGTGTATTGTGTTCCGACTCCGAAAAAGAAGTTATTCCACTCTTTTAGAAACTTCATGCTATTTGGTGGTGCAGTCTTTTCTTGATTAGAGGTTATAAATCCAGAAGACAATCCAGATGCAAAACAGTCGATGAAATCGTACCCTTCCTGATTTGGAGTCAAAGTAGTGGGCATTGGGCTATTTGACTGATTTATATACCGAGGGTAATAACTATGATAAAAATCCTGAGTCGTTCCGGCTCTTTGCGAGTAAACTGAAAAACATTTAACAGTAGCCCATACTCCTGTTAAAACTTCTTTTTCAATCCACAAATCCACGGCATTAATCCACGGAACCCAAGGCAGATCGACCTGTTCTAGAGTAGTTGTATCAGTATTGCTGATAGGATCAGTTCGGAAACCTAGTGTTGCGTGTCCACTTCCATTTACATTAAAAGTTGTTCCGTCTAGATTTACCGGGAGGGTACTACTAGAATTGTTATTCGCATCTACGAAACCAACGTCAAACTGTCCACCAGACCAACACCACCACTTTGCCCGATAAGTTCCGTTTGAATCTAATCCTGTTAAGAAAAATCGAAGTGCTTCGTAGTAATAAGCTTGTTGAGTAATTGTAAGACTGATGCTCTCAGGATAAATCAAGCCAAGTGATACATTTCTAGAAATGTTGTCATTTCGATAAAGCCTGTACCCAATAATAGGCATTGCAGAAACAGTGGCATCTGAATTATCTGAAGGAGCAGTGATACTAAAGTTTAGAAAATTGGGGGCATTATTAACATCTTCAACAAAAGTTCCTCGGGTTAGATTAGCTTTGACTGCCGTGTTGCTTTCAATCGGTATACCGCTGAAATTACGAACAGTTTTAAGATAATAGCCTGAGTCACTAAGAGAATCGAATTTACGATTGACTGCCCAATTGACACCCCTAGCTGAAGATCGTGCTGCAATATCAGATGAGGCTTGCCGTGTAAGTTCCCGAAAAGAGTCATAAGACCACTCTGCCCCCGGATCACTGTAAACAGTGTTACTATCTGGATCATAAATGTAATCGTAGAAGTCACAGGTAAGATCTACTTTTGCCGGGGGTTCAAAGGCTAACGCATAGGGTGTTGTTCCTCCGTCTATATATCGGACTAAGGTATCACCCCCACTTGCATTCACACGGGATACATACAGATCTTGATTCCATGTCACGAAGTCCGAAGCGTTTGTGACCACTAAATTAGCAGGGGCAGAAGTGTCATCACCATGTACTGTATCTGAAGACACCCACCGTCCACTAGCACCAGCATCATAATAGTGTTCACCCCACGCACGATCCAACGGACTTGTACCTGTCGTGTCGAGTTTCTTTCTACCCTGTAAACGCACAGTCGATAGATCGGTGTCGGTAGCATCTTGACCCTGTGAGTCACCAATCATGTGCGAGCTAATTTTTAAATTGATTCCACCTCGGAAATCTACTAAGCGTTTTTTAGCCATTTACGGTAAATGTCCCAGATACAGTAGTCGGTGTAAAACTAAGAATGGGGGGTATCTGTTCAAGAATTCTCTGTTCTATATAACTCTTGTAATTATCAGGATCGACAGAGTTAAGTTCATCCCATTCAATTTTGAAAGAACCACCACGATCCTGATCAATTACAAAATTTACAGTAAACCCAGACTCTAGTTGGGTTTCTGCAAAATACTCAACAGTCATTTCTTTTTCTTTGCAGTTTTAGCAGAACGGATAAAGTCCGCTTTTGCAGGAGCACCCTTCTGACCAGCTTTTCGCATAGGCTTTCCAGCTTTGCGTTTCGCATGGATATTAGCGTAGAGTCCCTTTTTCATTTGCGCCCCATTTTCTTCATGCACATGCCTTTGGCCTTGCAAGCCTTGGGATTGGGACAGGTAGCACAAGGCTTGAAAGCTTTGTTCATTGCGCCTTTTTTACCGGAGGTCATTGGCTTTTTCTTCATCATTGGTTTCTTGTTTCCGTACATCATTTTAGTAACTCCAAAGTGCTGGTTCTGAGCGATGGTCAACGTGAATAAAACGATTATTGAAGTCTCCCTTCTGCGAGATTCCAATTCCTTTAAAGCCTAAATCTATGGCTAACTTGATCAACTTGTGTGCGTCTTCACCGTATACCTGAAAATCCAGTGCTTCCCCTTTTGCATGGTATCCGGTGGATTTTCCTCTTTCTGTTTTGACTCGTTCCACGGGGTGGTCGGGACTGCGAAAACCAGAGGTGACTCGCAAGGGTTTGCCGAAGGCAATTCGCAACTCTTCAATCCGTGCTAAAAATTCGGGGTTCATTTCGCACTTGCCCGAATACTTGCACTCCAATTCTTTACGACTGAAATGTTCGGAGGAATCAACTGTTGTCATTTGCTCGACTCCGTTTCCGGTAAGATTTAAGGGCTTTAATTCCCAGTACAAGTAGGACGGGTGCACCAAACAGTGCTGCAAGTCCTTCTGCTGCTCCTGTGTCCAGTAAGAGGTCAAGAGTATCAAGAGCCAGATCGTCAGAATTAGCAGTGCTAACTGTGCTAACCAGTTCATCGGTAACTGTTTCGATCACAACATTTTCTGTTTGCGTTGATACGGAGTCTACGACTTGCTCGACCACAGTCTTCATTAGATCGTCCATACATTTAACTCTGCTTTATAATGTTTAAACAGATTTTAGCGTACTCTTCACCGAAGGCTGTTCGGTCTTCCTGCGTCATGTTGACTATTTCAGGCTGAGTAAAGTTATGACGATAGTTATCGATCATGCAACTACAGTTTTGGATAGACATCTGTAGTGCAAATTGATGCGGAATACCGTCTCCCATGTATTGTAACTTCAGTTGTTCTGAGCATTGATAGACCCATTGAAGTAGAAAGATTGTCTGATATTCGTTAGACCCTTCATGTGCTGGTGCGATTGGGGGCATCACACAAGTAGAGAGTACAAAGAGAAAAGTAATTAAGTATTTCATATTGTTCACCATTTGACCTTATTGGCCCAGTAAGCGGCAGACATTTTGCCCTTGGCAATGTTTTTAGCGTGTCTAGCTTTAAAGGATTTACGTTTAGCTTTCATTCTAGCAGACTCACCTGCTTTCGGTTTTCCTGCAGTCGAAGCGCCTTTTTCACCGAAGCGAATGACTTTTTCCTTGCCGTTAGCACAAGCCTTGACGATATGAGACTTCTTAGGATGACCGGAAGTAGCACGGGGACTATTACATTTCATTGCCTTCTTATTGACTCTTGCTGCCATCTTATTTCCTGCTGTTTTCCATCGTTGACTTGAGTTCGGATATGGCTACCGTCATGTTCTTTAACGTTTCATTAACAGACTGTAAAACTGAGAGTAACTGGGCATTGCTCGTAGCTTGCAATTCTCGAAGCGCCTTGTCTGCTTCGGTATCCTTGTTGATCCAAAGTTCTTCACGTTGCCTATGTGTGTCCGTTAGATATTTTATGTACCAGAAGGAACATAATAGTGCTGCCATTGTGCCTCCTAAAGAGGAGAGCATTTCAATAAAGGAGGCTTCTATCGGCATAGTTTTACTCAGTAATTAAATTGAATTAAATTCGTAGACTTGAATTCCAGTGCTGTTATCTATCGTAGATTCAGAACTACTATCGCTTTCGCTACTACTGTCGGAATCGCTATTACTGTCGCTATTGCTGTCAACATCAACATCCATCGAATCGTTATCTGGCGGATCAGTCAGATTGTTTTGAGTGTCTATATTGATGTGAATCTCAATCGGATTCGCTTCGCTATCGTTGCCCTCAGAAGCTGGGTAGTCTGAACAGGCAAACAATGCGAGTGGGAGTAGGAATAAGTATTTCATTAGTTGGCCTCTAGTGCTTCGATTCGTGCGGTAAGTGCGTCAATTTGAGACTGTTGGGATTCGATTAGTGCTTGTTGTTCTTGGATGGCTTTGACGCACATTGCAATAATTGGTCGGTCAGTAAAACCCCACTCATAATCAGGGTTCCCGTCTTCATCAAAAACCTGCTCAAGAATTGGCTCATCATTCTCATCTCTTCCGACTTCGGTGTATTTTAATGCTCTAGGCGCAGCCTCTGGCAAAACAGGATAAATATCTTGAGCAAAAAACCCTAACTGCTGAGTGTTGCTTTCGTCATTCTTCCACGAAAAATACTTCGGGATAATTTGCTGGACAACATTTATTGCTGAATCGGTGATGACTCCTAAATCGTTTTTTAATCTAGCATCAGAAGTTGTAATGAGGTTTTTGCTGGCATCTGTCTGAACATCAGAACTTGCGCTTAAATTGCTTATATTAACATTCCCACTGGAGTCAAGGTACATAGCTCCTGTGTTGTTTGGCGCAAGAATTATCGATGAAGCCTCGAAAGTTCTTATAGTCAATCCATCTGAAATACCAGTAGCACTTCTGTAGTTATTTTGAATAATTGCCGACGCAGTGCCATCATGACTAAATTGGAGAACCGCTCTACTATCGTCATATATTTCACCGCTATCAATAGTTAAATAAACAAACTTATTGCTAGCTCCACCTAAATCGGTGTGAATTCTAGAGTTAGCTGTTTCATTTACTACAACATCCAGTCTTTCACTCGGACTCGTCCCAATCCCAACATTGCCGCTAGCATCAATCACAAATGGCGTACTATCTGGATTTGCTGAATCTTCAACAACTAGCGCATTACCAGAACCTGTTTGCGTGATACGCAGAGCATCTGAGGAGGAGTTGTTTTTAATCTGAACTGACTGGTTGCTATCAATGCGCATTGCTTCAGTCGGACTACTCGCACCATCTTTAGTGGTAGAGAATACCAAGCGTCCGGGCATGTCGTTTGTACCAGGAGTCCCGTCTACTGCAGCAGTAATATGAGCAGCATTTAAAAATCTTGTTCCGTCATCTCCGGCAAAAGTGATCGCTCCCAGTGTTGCTTCGCTTGGTACTAGCGCATTTGTTCCTGGTGTTGAAGACCCAGAGCGAGCCAACCAATGGGTTGGACTATAAAAAGCTCCTGTTGCTGTGGCAAACCACACGACTTGTGAAAAGCCAGCGCTAGCAGCATTAGCACCAGAAAATTGTATTGGAGGAGTTCGATCTGTTGTTGTCTGTACATCTCTGAAATTATTAAACGGACTAGACGTACCTGTTAAAAGCCGACCAGAACTATCGACAACAAAAGGCGTACTATCTGGATTTGTAGAATCTTCAACAACTAACGCATTGCCTGAGCCTGTTTGTGTGATTCGTACTAAGTCACCACTAGACGATCCTTCAAGCACTGCAGCATCAGCAGTAAGCGTCACCACCCCACCAGACTCACTAAGCACGTTGTTGCCTTGACTATCTGTGATCGGTAGGGCGATCAATTCTGAGTGATCGTTTCGCAGGATAATGCTGACTGTATCTCCATTCGCAGGAGCAGGAGTAATCGTCAGAGTTGTACCATCAAAAGAATATTCGTTATCAACCCGACTTAGCCGAACACCATTCAGAAAGACATCTTCATAAAGTGCTACTCCACCAATCGTAGCGAAGGTGGTAGTGCTGCCATCTCCGGTAAACTGCTGACGAGACTGTAGGCTTTGTGGTACGGGTTGGGTTCCGATGTAACTCATGCAACTTCCTGTGCTGCTAAGTGGGCGGTGTAAGCATCTTTGACTTCCTGCGTATGTACTGCTGCTGCCACTGCTTGAACTTTCGGATCTTTGTCGGTTGTGTCATCTAGTGGAGAAACTATATAGCGATGATAAGACTGTGAGATGACATTGCCATCTTCTAGGACTTGGATTGCTTCACGGACTTGAATGTGGTTGTAGGGTGAAACAATTTCAATTTTATCTGTGATGGTTTGTTTGGTTAGTGCCATTGATTAAATCCTTTTATACTACCCTATAAGTTAGCGAAAATGCGATATCACTTGTGCCACTTATGCCAATATCTTGAACTTTCAGTAAAGAATCTATCGTATTATCACCCATTTTACGAATTGTTGCGTAATTCGTACTTGGGGCACTAATGGCAGATAAAAAACCACCACCAGTTATTATCTTGTCGCAAATAACTGCGCCTGTGCCTATACCTTGATTTGAAATCGATTTTGCCGTAAAAGGCAAATTTCGGAAATATAGAGTATATGTAGCAGTTGCACCACTGGTATCAATATTATAGAAATTAAAATGAATTGTAACAAGGTTGCCGATTTTTGTATAAGCACCATAATTTACGTTAGACGTAAGCTGATTCCCACCACTGTTCGCATCATAAACTTCTGGCGTAAACGTTCCCTCCTCGTAGTCATCCAAGATCCCACCAGTAACGGTTCCCGACCCATCTGTACTAGTCCCAAAATTAACTCCTCCACTCGGAACAACGATCTGACTACTGGAATTGATTGTGCTTGCTAATGTTCGTGCATTACTCATAAACAGGCCACGTTACGTTGGTTAGATTTCCTTGATCGTCTAGTTGTGGGTCTGCGGTTGCTGGTAGATCCCGTAGGGCTTGTCGGTAGTCGATTTGTGCTTGTGTCATTACTCTGTCGGATACAGCCATCCAATCGGATTGCTGGAGTAGTTGGTTGCGTTGTTCTCTGAGTAAATTTAATGCTCTTGCTGGCAAGTCTGCTATGTGTTGGCTAAGTCTGCTTTCGTAATCTACAAGTTCATCCTGAGTTAAATCAACATAGACTCCATTAACCATCTTCTTCATTCTTTTATCCCATAAATAGATATGTTGCCGCTAAATGTTCCTGCCGATGGATAAATATTACAACCAGCAAATGAGGTTGCTGAATCCACATTCCCACCTTGAGCCATTAAAATGTATACAGATCCAGCAGTTCGCTCAGTTAAATTCGTTCCAGAATAAAATGTGTCTGAAGCCAAATACGGTTTATAAATAGTGTAATCAAAGCACACCTGATCTCCAGTTGTGTGGTCTAGTTCCCAATAAGACACATCATTACCTGTGTTGGTTCTAAAATTATTTTCATCATCGTACCCATATCCAGTAAACGAATAAACACTGGTAGTAAATTCTGTTGTTCCTGATGTAAAAAAGCTAAATCTTAATTGTCCCGATAACCCAGAAACCTCTCCAACTAATTTGTAGTTTCTAAAATCACTACTAAAAACATCTTCAAACGCAACACTGCTAACTGATGAAAAAGATTGTGTCAGCATTAACTGTAACGAAGCACCCTTATCTGCTGGTAAGGCAGGAAACACCACCCTACTGCCAATCGTGCCATCATCAAAACTAACTAAACTGCTGGATCGTTTGCTTCCGATGTAACTCATCAGGTAATCTCCAGATAACTGAGATGTACATCTACGGCTGATGCCGAGTCTGCTGTGACCGTCAAGTTTTCATTCGGCACAAGTACCAGCTTTCCACCGTCTAAAAGATTTACAGAAGACCCCACTGGAATTGGAATATTTGTGATGTAGCTGGTGTAGCTAGGAGTCCCGGTATCGTACTTAATTTCAACGGTTAGTGTACGAGACGCAGAAGATTTGTTTGAGGCTATCAATCCGATGCAAACAACTTCTGTTGCTGAAGCAACATCTGACGCTAAGACATCTGTCCTTGATGTTCCTGCTGTTTCGGTTTTTCGGAGGAATGCGTTTGCCATTTATTATCCTAAAGCTATTGCCATTACGACAGGATCTGCGCCTGTTGCGCCAGTATCGTCAGTTGCGTATTCTAGTCCTGTTCCTGCTGAGTTTACTTTTAGTACCTGCCCTGCCGACCCCAAGGCAGTTAGTCCAGTTCCACCGTTGGCTACTGGAAGAACCCCTGTTACATCTGAAGCAAGATCTGCTGAAGTTAGTGCGTCTGTGATTCCGTATCCGCTTATTGTTGTTGGCTTCCCAGATAAAGAACTGAATGCACCGTCAAATGCGTCTGTAATTCCGTATCCAGCTATTGTGGTAGGAGTAGAAGTCAGGTCAGCAAATGCCCCAGAGGTTGCTACAGTTGCAAATCCAGCTTCTGCAGGTGTCTGATTAATCCATTCACTTGCTGTGGTATCGTAAGCGAGTAGTTCATTATCTGCTACTGTGCTAATCGTGACATCGGCAAGAGTGCTGACAGTGGAAGGGATTGTTGGCTTTCCACTAAGATCTGCATACGCACCAGAAAATGCGTCAGTGATTCCGTACCCTGCAATCGTGGTTGGTTTACTCGATAAATCTGCAAAGACTCCTGAGAAAGCGTCAGTGATTCCATACCCAGCAACAGTTGTAGGTTTTGAAGAGAGTGAGGCAAAAGCACCGTCAAACGCATCAGTGATTCCGTACCCTGCAATCGTGGTTGGAGTAGTTGATAGATCTGTGAACGCACCGGATGTGGCTACAGTTGCAAATCCTGCTTCGGCTGGTGTCTGGTTTATCCACTCACTTGTTGCGTAATCGTAAGCAAGTAACTCATTGTCAGCTACCGTTGTTACCGTGACATTTGTTAAACTGTCTACTGTTGTTGGGATAGTGGGTTTTCCACTTAAATCCGAATATGCGCCTGAGAAAGCGTCAGTGATTCCGTACCCTGCAATCGTGGTAGGCTTTGAATTTAAAGAAGAAAATACACCGTCAAACGCATCAGTGATTCCGTACCCTGCAATCGTGGTTGGTGTACTTCCAACATCTGCAAAAGTAATCGCTAAATGACTTTTTAGCGTAGCGGCATCTACGGTTGTGCTAATTGTGCCACTGGTTGTGATCGGGCTTCCTGAGAATGTGATTCCATTCGCACCTGTCAAGCCTACACTGGTGACCGTTCCGGTTCCTGACCCAGTAATCCATTCGATGTCATTTGCAGTGCTGTTGACTGCGAGAATTTTTCCTGCGTTGTTCGTGTAGCTTGGGAGAATGTCAGCAGCAGTTGGAACAGGAAGGGTGATATTGGAAGTGGTTGTACTGTCGGATAAGCTGAAGTTGATGGTAGTGGAGTTGACTTGGTTGACATCGGTAACAGAAACTCCATCGTTTCCGTCTACTCCGTCTGTTCCGTCTGCACCAGCAGGGATGTTGAAGATCAGTTCTCGATTCTGAGAATTGCTGGTTCCGGTTTCCGTCACACTGGCAGATGATCCTGCCGCTAACGTGTTTGTAGAGTCTACAGTGACAGTAGCAGCATCTCCTGCAGGGCCACGGATTCCTGAGATCTGGGTCGGAGAAGAACCGTCATCGTAGTTGATTGTCAGCACATCTCCTGATTTGGAGATGCTTGAGATACTACGACCTGCAGGGCCAACATCACCTTGCGGCAGACTTATTGTCTGATTAGCTAGTGTGTCGGTAAACTGAAAGGTAATCGTGTTGTTCTGAGAATCGTGTGTAAGTAACTGAATACCAGTACCGGTATCACCTTTTGGTCCGGTTGGTATTGTAAAGGAGGGTGTGGTTCCAATCGTATAGCTTTGACTGTTCAGGGTATACCCGAAGGTCATTGTGACGGTGGAGAGATCGACTGACTGTGTTAAGGATACACTGTCGATGGCTGGGCCTTGTGGGCCTTGTGGGCCTTGAATGTCTGTGTTGTCGGGGAGATCGTTGTAGAACTGGCTAAAGGTAGTATAGCCTTTGGCAGTGTTGATGGCAGAAGGAATGGGAATGTCATCAAGGTCGAGAAGCGTTGCGTCTGTTTCTAGATCAGACCCTTTAACTTTACGGGTCTGAAAGACTACCGTTTCGTTGTTTGACCCTACAACGGAAACCGTCATACCCACCTCCTGCTAACCTTCATTCTCACCCGATTTGCTCCTCCTACTCTGCGAATCCGGTTTTCACTCTCTTCTCGTCTTGCTTCGGCAACGAACTGGAGAAATCGTTCTCGGAAGACATTACTTTTTTGAACGTTGCGGAGTTCGTTTTCCTTGAGATAGGCCCGTTCCACTGCACCGAAAACCAACGCTTCGTGAAAGCGTGATCCGATGATCGGGGTGTCTGTCCCTCCAGCCACGTTGGCGTAGTTTTGTAAAGCGTTGCGTGGAGGGTTCCGGGTTCCCTGTAATTCTATAGACGGTAAAACTACGGTAGTACCCTGAAAGAAACCGCTAGCGTCAAAAAGCAGATCGGTTCCGCTAATTGCATCCACATCAGTAGTCGGAGTTTGTAGGAGGTAGTTGGAAAAAACATTAGACGATACAAACGTGACTGACGCATTGGAAACAGTCCCTGTATTGGTCGTAGTTTTCGTCAACGTGATCGTAGTGCCACTGATCGCTGAGATGGCAGTCTTCTCAGGAATATTGGCATTCCCACCAACATACATCCCGACTGCTAAATCTGATGCGTCAGAAACAGTGATCGTTGTTGTCGTAGCGTTAAAAGAAGCGGTGACCGTACTGACGATGTTGCCAGCAGGAATCGGATAAAGTCGGAAGGTGGAAGCGGACTGATGATCCAAGACAACAGCCCGGATTGGGCCTGTCTGGGAACGCCAATCTGCATCTACAGGCTCATGTAGGAAGGAAGAAGCCTCGTCCAGCACGGTGGGACTGATGATCGGGATTTCTACTGCACGATTGCGTACCCGAGCACGTTGAATATCCATCAAGGCAGGATATTCCACACTGTTTGAGGTCAGGGTTGGCACATCGTAGGTTGCAACCAACCCCTGTAGATCAACGTTTGTAGTGTATAAAGGGAATCCAGTTAGGCGGATGAACTCGTG